CAGGTTTATAAGTAATACTTAAATAATAAGAAAGTCCTGAAGTTAAAGCTGGTAAAAATCTAAATACAACATCTGGAGTATTTGTATAAGCTCCAGCATCTTCAATTCTTGCAAGATAATAAAATCTTAATTGATAATTGCTTGGTGTTGATGAACTTGAAAATTGTGTTCCTGGTGTTTGGTATAAAAATATACTTGGACTATATCCTCTTTGAACATAATATTGTGAAGGTGTTCCTTGTGATAATTTATTAGGTAATGCAGCATATGCAGATCTATCTATTTTAGTTAATGAAGTATCTGTTGGTAATGAAGCGTTTGGAGAAGTGTTATTTCTAATATAAGCTTCTAATACATCGTTAATATCGTTTGGATAATTTGTAGGATCTGATGAATAACTATATTCAGCTTGTCCTAATACTAATGGAATAGTTGCTAGTTTTACCTTCCATAAATGTACACCTCTATTATCCCACTCCGATAATAAAATATTTAAATTTCTTCTTGCTGCTCTTAAATGATAACCAGATCTAGTTCCTCCAATACCTACACGTCCAAAAGCTTCATCAAAAAGCTCATCTAGTTCAAGATTAAAACTTGTAGTTCCAGAGGTAGTCATCTACGCTCCTACTTATCTATAAATAACGTAACGTTTAAAGCACTACTGTTTGCTGTTACACCAATACCGTCAACAATTGCTGTTCCATTTCTTTGAGCATATAGAACACCATCTTCAGGAATATTTAATGTTTCTGTTTGACCAGCACCAACTGAAACGCTGATATAAACTTGTGTATTAGTTGAAGAACTAACAGTTGTAGCATCTACTAAACCATTAATAATTGCTGTTCCAGAACTTCCTGTTGATTGAATCATGTAACCACGAAGTCTTGTAGGTCCTGTAAAAAGAACTGCGTTTGTGGAACTTGTAACGACTGGTTTTACATCACTTTTCATTGCCATAAATTTCTCTTTGTATTAATGGAGCTTCCGAAGAAGCTCCATTAAGAATTTAATTAAGCTCCTGGTCCAACTTCACCTGGTTTACCATTATCACTAATTACGTAATAAATGATTACAGATGTCGTAGAAGCAGTTGTAGAACTTCCTGTTCCTGCACCATATACAGTTGTATTAACTGTAAGTGGAGTTGTTGCAAAAGTTCCTAAATCATTACCAGCAAGAGCTGATTGAACACCGTTAGCACTTAATGCACTAGCGATTGAAGTAGAAGCTGCTTGAGCAGCAGTTGAAGTAGTTCCAATATTTAATGCTTTGTCAGCTGCACCTGTTGCTGCGTGAACAACATCAGTTATTTGTGCTCCAGCTGGAAGAACAATCGCTCCTCCATTAATTCCTGTAACTGCAGAATATACAGATGTAGAACCATCCACAACTCCTTTAGCTGCAAGAACAACTGTACCTGCAAATACGTTAGACTCTTTGTTTTGTCCACCGTATGATCTTACTACTCCTTGAAATGTAGTTTTTGCCATATTATTATCCTCCTAAATAATCTAATGTAGTCATTAGGCCGTCGACTATACGCGTCTACATCAGATGTTAATGTATAGTTCTATAAATATAGCTTAATTTTTCAGAAAGAGCAAGGGGTGGCTTATGTTTCTCTCACTTTTATTTTAAATATATAACTAGTTTAACTAGCTATAAATGCTGGATCTTCTTCTTCGCTTAAAACAAGGTTATTTTCTTGTCTAGCGGCTTCAAGATCCTGTTGAAGAATTTGTCTTTTGACTTCCTTCAACTCTACGTCCAACCATTGCATGTCGGTCGTTAGTTTACCCTGTTCAAGATATGACTTGTTCCACTGTGATTCCAAGTCTATTTTCTTGGCCAGAAGTGATTGGGACAATGATGTCACGTTCAACCTCCTCGTAGGTTATATAGAAAAAATTACTAATCTGTTTAAGACTAATTATTTTCTCTAATTGCTCTTTACTTGTTTTTCCCAGAAAGTCAAGTACTTTCTGATGTAAAGATTCGGTAGTATTTATGGGTTCAGATTCCAATGTAAATTGGATTTTAATGCCGTCTAGGAATACTTTTATTAGGTAAATTTTCATCTTCTCACGGATGTTATTATAATGAATTATAGGGCGAGTCAAGCCCGCCCTATAATAAAAGTTCTTACGATCCTGATGAACCGAAAGCGCCTCTTGGGTCTGACCAGCCGAAGCTGTATCTTTCCCTAGCTTTATATCTTACGTTGCCAGTTTCGAAGTCACCTTCCATAGAAGTTCTAATCGGTGATCTTTCGAAATACTTTAAGCCATTTGGTACATCTGTAATGATAAAGAACGCATCAGAATCAGTTAAGTAATGGTTCACAACATAACCTTGTGGAATCATTCCTTTGTTTCTAATTGCATTGATATCATTGTCAGCTGTTCCAACTCTACCCGCAGAAGACATTAATCTGTCTGCAGTAAATTGTTGCTCAGAAGGGATGATTAATTTCATACCTTGAGCTGCAATTTTTAAACCTCTTTCATCTGTGAAAGCAGCGATGTCAATCAAAGACTGCTCTAAAGATGTTTCATTTAAATCAGCTTGTGTTGCAAGCGTGTTTCTAAATGTTCCAGAGATTGTAGCGTGAGTCGTAGAGAATAAAGGAGATCCGTCACCACCTAAATAAGATGTGCTGAATCCATTATTCAATACGTTAGCCGCAGTTACCTGCTTTGTATTCGCCATAGATCTAGCTAATGCTTTTGTATATCTAGACGCTAGTCTGTCATACAAGTTATCCTCAATCGCTTCTTCAGTGATTGCGAACGCAAGAGCTATAGTATTGTGCGTATATCTAGCAGTGAAAGTTTCTTGTGCCTGATCGTAGTTGACACCAGATCCTTCAGCTTTAATGGCAGCGTTGCCGAAACCTGATAACATAACTTCTTCTTCAAAAGCTCTGTCAGAAGTTTCTTTGATGAAGATTTCTTCATGCTCGCTGTCATAACGTTTATATTCAAGTCCAAACAGAGCGTTTAAACCTGGTTCTAGTTCTTTAACTAGTTGTGATCTTGAGATAGCCATAGTTTATATTCTCCTGTTATAGTAATTGATGACTCTTAGAAACTCTAACAATGAAATCTTCATTTGTTACAGCTTCCTCGTTACCTATAAATGGTGAAGTATTCACCACAGTAACTTGTCCATTAGCAGCTGTAGCTGAAGTAGATAAGTCAAGGTAAGCACCAGAAATACCGTTATTAGTATTACCTGCTGCATATACTTGATCAAAGCTAGTTCCAACTGCAGTTGTTCCTAGAGCAGTTCCCGTAGATTTAACGAGATAGAGTTGATTTGGGTCAGTTATTACATACGCCTGAATTTCACCCTGTGTGATATTCGTTTGTGTGTAAAAATTTGACCATTTTGGTTTTTTTGTTGATGGGTCTGATTCTATCAAGCAACCATTAAATACACCTAATACACTAGACAGGGCTGAAGTATCAACTACGATAACTCCACCTGTGGCATTAAGTTTAACAATGTCTCCTTGAAAAATAGACGAGCTGTAGTTGTCCACGATCACAAATTGATCTTGTCCGCCTGCAGCTGGATTCCCACCAAGTTTACCTAGCGGTCTGAAACCGTAGGCTACTGTTGAGTTTGCCATATTTTTGTTCTCCTTAAGTTTATTTTAAACTTTGTGGTTAGGAATTACTAAATAATTAGTTCTTCTTTGAGCCACCAAAAGTTACACGAGTCTGCCTCTCTTTACTGATTGGCATACTTGGGTGCTGATCTCTCAGAGGATCGTTTGCAATAGCATCTTCTCGATCTTTAGTCCTTTGTGCAAAGTACTCTTCACGAGATTTCGCGATCTCTTCGGGTATCCTAGCCAGCACTAGGCCGCCAACTCCAATGACTCCTGCGTATTTTCCGTCTTTGACTTTTGGGTAATTAGAATCAGGATATTCATCCGCTCTAACTAGTTCCCAACCAGATCTCAATTTGCCGGAAATGTTCTTCGTATCATCGAAGCCCACACTTTCAGCTCTTATCCATCTATGTCTAAATCCGTCTGGCGCAGGTGGTGCATCCAGAGATGATGGTGGAGTCCAAACTTTGGGTCTTTCATTTTTAACCCTAGTTTCGCTCGCACGGGAAGTCTTATTTTCGTTGTTGTCCATATGCCTATACCTCCTTCGTGGTTAATTGTTTCGCATATTCTTCAAGTGGCACACCTAATTTTTTAGCAATTGCTACCTGTGACGGTGTGAGTCTTACAGTTTTGCGACTAGAACTCTTTCCACCTGCTCTGCTAGCCGAAGCTACGGTTTGAGTAGGTTTTGAATTATTTGTCGTTTGTGCTGTATTAGTAGCAAATTTATGCGGAAATTCAAGTCTTATTCTTTTATCAATTTCTGCATAATATTCATCACTTTGTGGATCATAACCTTCTTCTTCTACAAGCTTTTTATGCAAATCAAATGCAGTATAAGTCATAGCAGAATCTTGACCAAACCATGTATTCTTTTGAGCCCAAGTTTGAGCTTTTGGATCTGGATTGATTGGTTGTTCCTGTTGAGGTTGTTCCCTTAACTTATCAACATAATCCTGAACGGGTTTAGCATTATCAACTTTAGTTTCTAATGCTTGTTTAGATTTAATTTCAGATAATCTAGCATCTTCATAACCTAATTTAGCTATTTCAGTTTGTGCTGCAATTTCTGCTTTTAAATCACCATCAGTTCTAGCTTGTGCTAATTTAGCGGCTGCTGCTTCCATGGAAGATTTAATTCTATTTTCCATTTCAATAACATAACCTGTATCTAATTTAGTAAGTCGTCCTGCTAAACTTTCTTTTTCATTTTGAATTTTACGTGCATACTCAATGGCAGCTTCACGCTGTCTTTCAGCTTCACGCATTTTCTTAGTTAATTTAGCAATTCTCTTTTTTACGCCTTCACTGTAATCTTCTAATTCTTTCTTCGCTTCTGTATCTGTTCCCTGGTCCTTGTTTTCTGTTTCTTGTTTGCTAGCTTGAACAACAGGCTGCTCATTTGATTGCGCAGATGTGTCATTGGACTTATTACTGTCTTCAACAACCTCATGTGTTACCTCCTCTTGTTTAGATTCCAATTCAACATCGA